TCATTTGCACACTCCCTTGAGGCGGGGAGCGGCTGATTTCGGGCGGTCTTCGGGGGTCAAGCTAAGGCCCCCCAAACCCCCCAAAGTACCGAGGTGTTTGACTGCCTTAGTTGGACCCACGCCGGCGCACGCTTGCGTGCCTTTTTTGCTGTTTCCGGTGCCGCCCAGAGGTTCAGCAATCGAGCTTGCTGCCTGTGGAGCCCCACTGCTGGTCTTGCGACCGGGGAGGCTGGACGGCGGCGAGCGTACCTGATTCAGGAGCGACTTGGCGACGGCCACGAGCTCGTACGGCTCGGACATCGAGGAAGAACCGCCGGTGGATTGGGCGCGCTCGGCCTGGCGCTTCTCACGAGAGAGCGTGCGGAACGCCTCGGCTTGCCGGAACAACAGGGACCACCAAGCGAGGTCAGCCGCCGGAAACGTATGGCCCTCGGGGGTGATGAGCGTATCGCCACGGACGTGGAAGTCCTTCCAGGCCGGACCTTCGAGGTGCTTGCCACTCGCCAGCAGCCGCACCAATTTGAACGCTGAATGGGGAATGCGGGTCTTGCCGGACTCCCAATTCTGTAGGGTGCGCACGCTGACATCGAGCAGCTTGGCCGCGGTGAGGTGGGTCAGCCGGAGCCGATAGCGGTCATCCTGGAAACGCTTGGCGCGGTCCAGCCGACGCAAAAGCTGCCGGTTGGCATGCCGGCTGGCCTGGTCTCCCATTTCGCATAATGTATATTATGTCAAAGCGTTTTTGCGCTTGTTGCGCTCGTTTGCTGCTACGCTCACGCCGTGGCAGAAACGATGGTCAGCCGAATGGAGATCGGTGCATGCGTGATCGAAAACTGACCGGCCAATGGGCCGGTTTTTCGTTCCAGAACGGATACCTCATTACACCAGAGGGCCGAGCCATGGAACCATGGCAGCTGAGCTACCTATCACTCACCTGCGATATCGCACGCGAGTGGACGAAGATGATGGATGATGGACGGTCGAAAACCCGGCCTAAACGTCCGGCCAACGTCATTTTCATTAGGGATAGGTTCAGAAAAAAGATTGAAACAAAGCCCGGTCCTCAGGTGGTGGCGACCGGCTTTGCGGCGGAATGCGCAGGATCATCGTTGCCGAAGGCGCGGAAACGTAAAGGCCGCGTATGAGGCGTTATCCGTAGGGGCGATGCCCCTACACCCCTACAATGCCGGTTCATAGTCATTGGGGACCGTATGAGCTACAGACCGCAGAACAACCACGATGGGCTTTGGTGGGAAATCGCCCTGGGCATCTTTGTAGGTCAGCTGATGACAGCAGCCTTTGCAGGCATCGTAGCGCTGTGCCTGGGCTACTTCACTATGCGAAGCGTCAGCGCAGCGCTACCGAAAGTCGCGGCACAACCGCTATACACACCCCGCTCCCAGCGCGCAGCGCCGGCAGCGCTGCAACTACGGCCGCTGGAATCGGACGAACGATGCATTCAACACAAGCGTTTCCGGCGACTGTCGAATGGCTGGCAGGAATTGCCGAACGATCCGTGCTGAATCGTGACGCGTCATGAAACTACATGTCCAACGTAGTCGCCGGCGTGCTTGTGGTCGTCTGATACGGCTTGCTTTCCGGGAACGTGCCGAGGCTGCGCGGCACATGCCCAATCACACCGCTGCTTTGGTGATCGCGATCAGCGCCACCGGCGTCACTCCCTGCGGTCGCAACGCCAGCAGCGCCGTCGCTCTTGCCATCAGGCGAGGTGTTATAGAGCCGTGGATCCTGCTCGCGCACCGGCTCGCGCCACGGCCACGCCGTCGCCACCACTGTGTGCTTGCCCGCAACAAGGCGCACACCATATGGCTGCACCGTGGCATCGAAGCCCAATGCGCGAAGCTGGCCAAGGTCCAGTTGCTCAAGCACGACATTTGACGTGTCAATCCACTGGAGCCACGCACGATCATGACCGCCAACCTGCGCAATGGCGGCAACACGAATGCGCCCCTTTGCGGCGAGCTCGATCACATAGCGCTGTTCCGGCGTCAGATCGGCGAGCGGATCAGCCACAACCGCCGCAACGGCCTGCTGCCCAGGTGCGGACACCAACTCGCCCGGCTTGAAGACCTGCCCGACCGCTGGCGTCGATGACGGACCAGCAACAGCGGCATGCGGTGGCTGTTTGCCCTTGTTGAAGTAGCTGGCGAAGAAATAAAGCCCGACGCCGCCAACGACCAGAAAAATCACGGCGCGCACCGCCATCGCGGCCCACACGTTTTTGCCGCCTTCTTCATAGACCTCGGTGTTTTCCGCACCAGGCGCATAGCCGTCATACAACGGAAAAATCGCCGAATCGTATTTGAGCGTCTGGCCGCCCACCTTCTCGAATTTTCCGGGCGAGGTGGTGTGGAAATACGTCACGCGGTACCGGCTTTTCATGCCGACGGCAGTGAGCTTCTGGAACGTGTTTTTCTTCTCGATACGCGCCTTGACCGCCGAGTGAAGGCGGTTGATCCACTGCGTCATAATGACCGCATCGCCACCGTTCTGACCGAGCAGCGCCCAGAAATTCTCGACAGCCGGCTCAAGCGGCTTGCGCTCGTTGACGTAGAACTCGTGGACCTCATCGATCACCACAAGCGCATCCTTGAAGTCATCGGGGATACACCACTTACCCGACTCGTCTTGGGTGCATGCGAACAGCTTGGCCACGTCCTTGGTGTCAACCAACACCAAGCAATGCTGCACATCTTTTTCGTCCATGCCCAGATGCTTGGCAATGCGGTCATGACGCAAGCCGTTGAGACGTGCAAAGACACGCCGGCCCTTCTTGATCGCCGGGAGAATGTGATTCTTTACCGCGTCGTAGCTCTTGCCGGCACGCGGCACGCCCTCGTTGAAAACAAGCATCTCACCAAATCCCAAGCGTCAAGACGCGACGCAGCAAGTAGAAAATCATCGCAGCGCCAATGGCGACCAGCGACGGCCCAATCATGAAAACGTCAGCGAACCACAAGATCGTGCTGCCTGCATTTCCCAACATGCCGCCAATGCTCTGGCCTTTCATGAAATCAGGCATCGGCAGCAAGTTCATCACGTAGAGAACCGCCGAGAGCATCTGATCGAGCCACATCACAAACAGGTCGCCAATGAAATCGGCGAACGCCTGCCAGATCAATTTGACAGCCTTCCAAATCCATGCAGTTAGATCACTCAACCAACCAACTTGCATACCGTGCCCCTTATGTCACAGCGATGCGCATAGCCGCATACGCGGCAATCGCCAAAATGACCCACCCACACGCGCGCAGGAAACCAAGAAACGTACCGCTACAGTGAAAATCAATCGTCATGGCATCCCAGAACCTAGACGCACCCAGGGTAAACACGGGACACGATCCGCCAGACGGAACCGTCATAAAACTTGCGATGCCACCGGCTATCGGAGTAGCGCGCACCTGCGCTGCGAACTTGGACACGACCGACTCAACTGTCTTGTCGCTCTTGGTGTACAGATCACCCATCGGTGCACCCGCGCCAGGATCATCGCCGTCGCCATCGCCATCGCCATCGCCGTCACCACCACCACCACCAGAACCGCTATCTGACCCTTTGCCGGTACCGTCGCCCTTACCGGAACCGTCCTTGCCATAGGTGCTATCAAACGTGGTGACGTTGGAATTGGTGGTGACGCCGCCTCTCGTTTCCGAGGACGCGCCCTGCCCTGTGACCTTCCAGTCGCCACCATTAGACGGCGCATCCTTCGGGGCATTGATCGCCGCGTTCTCCGGCGATTTCGTTGCGGCCTGATTGTTGTTGTCGGCCTTCTTCACGCCGGACTCGCCGGGGGACCAACAGAACTGTTTGCCGGTGGATGCGGTCGCACACTGCTTGCCATCACTGCGAATGCACATCGTCAAGGTGCCGGACTGCACGCAGTCCTGATCCTTGACGCCCTGCCCTGTGCCATCGCCGTAGCTACACGTTGCACCGGTAGGCTTGGCACCAGCCAAACTGAAATAGGTTTTGCCGCCCGCGCTAAACGTATCAGCGGAGGTAGCAGGCCCCATAGCACAGCCAGCATTGCAACTTGCACCATTACCCAATGCTGACCAACCGGATGTTGACGACGGCCGAGAAGCACACGTCGCGCCTTCCACATACAAGCGCGTCCTCGTTTCATAACGAGGCCCAGGCGAATCGCATGGCGTGACATAAGCCTCATACGACGAGCCAGCATTTTTAACGACAACCGGACACCAACCAGATGAGCCAGAGTTACTCTTGGCCGCTTGTGCAGCCGCCACAACACTTGCAGCAGCGTATGCCGCCCCCTGGTCAGGACACTGTGAGGTAATGACAGCAGTGCTAGTAGAACAGGTCATATCCTGCGCAACCACTTCTGACACACCAAAAATAGAGCAGAGGAAAACACATAACCACAATGCGCGAAAAATCACGTGTCCAATCCCTTGACCGCAGCCCAACCGCACAGGGCGCCCATGAATGCACAGAACAGTAGAACGATCATCGTGACCCCCTGAAAGAGAGAGGGCGACACCGAAGCGCCGCCCTGCCCTCACCACCATTAGCCGAAGAAGCCGGCCACCTTCTTTGCACCCCACTTGGTGAAGCCAACCAGCGCGATCAGCGCGGCAGCACCCACAACAGCGGTCACGGCATCAGCCGCACTCAGACCCGACAGAATGTCACCCATGTTTTGTCTCCTCGTTGATTGATTGATTTACCGGTCATTGAACATGCCCGCGACGCTGCCGGCGAGGCGTCCCAGGACGAACCACACGATCACCACACCGCAGCAGCCGGTGGACCACGCGACGGCGTCCTCCTTGCTGGGCATTGCGAACGCTTCTTGCACGAGCGCATACACGCTGTATTCGCTACCACTCACCAGCACGTAGCCGCTGCATTCGCCGACCGATTGGCCGGTAGGCACCAACGTGCCATCAGCTTGCAAGGCTACGCACACGGCCATGGCTTAAGCCGCCACGCGTGCATGCGCTTTGACAGCGCGCAACACATGAAACTTGCTGTAATTGATCGCACCCTTGTTGACCGTCACCATGGCTTCCAAATCAAGCTCGTATTCGCCGGGCTGATAGGCGGCCTGACCCTTCTCCAAACGCACATCAAGCGGATACGCGAACCCGCCTGCTTCCAGCTTGGCCTTCTGCTTGCGCGTGGTGTATTCCCGGTCCTTGCCATCGTCATCCTTGAACGTGCCGCCACGCTCATCGACTTCGGCGCTCAACACAGTGACTTTGATTCCGCTCATGGTGTAACCCTTTTTAGATTTGATTGATCCCGACGATCCGGGTGATTTGATTGACCACATTTGCTGTCTACACACGTCGGTGGCCATAACGACGTGCAGCGAATTTCATTGGGCGCAATCGGGAAATAGCTCATCCAATTGATTGGAGATGCGTATCTCTAGATCTAGCTGTTGCAGATTCTTGAAACGACCAGGCACACCGTCATGAGTCAGGTAGCGGTCCAGGACAGACACGGCGTATTCGTGACTACGAGTGTTGAGTGCATTCCAGAGAATCCGGAGGGCGCTACCCGCCTGTGTGTCGATGAAATCGATCATGGCCTTGACGGAAGGGTTGACCATGCGTTCTTTGAGCTCGAGACGCGTCAGCTCTCCGATGACCAGGTCAGCGAGAACGGTGTAGGCGCTCGCGAAGTATTTGCCGGGATCAACCAATGCGCCCAATGGCAAATCGATGCGCTTGGCATACAGCCGCAGCTCGCAACGGGTCCAGTCGCTTTCGGGGTCGCCAAGCTGCTTGCCCTTCTCGTAGATGCAGAGCTCTTTGTGACCTTTCTGGCCGACGTAGAAGGTGCATCCCTTGTCGTTGCCCTCGTCGCTGATGTGCTTCGCGTGCGGAGGCCGGCCGTTCATGGTGAAAGCACCATCGTGGTAGGCATCGCGGAACTGCTGCACATCGAACCACTTGCCCGTGTGGTCATCAATGGCGATATCGACACGCGTGAGGTGTGCACCTAGATCCTGTGCGATACGTTCTGCATACGGCCAGTTGGGAACGTTGCTGCACCCCTGCCCTGTCAGACTGATGCACACCTCGCCAGTGTCAGCGACACCGATGCGGCCGCAGACGCTGGAAGTCTCATCAATCAGCATGGCGCTGCGCTGATAGTTGAAGTTCCACAAGCGCTCCTGCAGGGGACCGGCGACGATGCTGCCGGAGGTGCCGAAGACGTAGGCCACCATCTGCTGAGCGTTCATGCGCTTGAAGAAGTTGACAGCCTTATCGGTGTCAAAGACCAAAGTGCAGAAGTCGATAATCGGCTTCGACAGCCCTTCGAGGGTCTGAGACTTTTGGCCCGTGTTACTGCTCGGGCCACCCGGCTGCGCCGGGCCTGCACCGGTCTGATTGCAGGCTGGGACCGGTGAAAAGGGTAGGCAAAGGGCGAGCAGCGGGGTCAC